GCTATTACTGAAGCAGCCAATTTTGGATTTTCTTTATTAAATGGTCAAAATCCTTTAAACCTAAATAACTTTTTTGGGCATTTTAGACCTTTGCCTGGTGCTACCTTAGTAGACAATGAAATTGCAATGTATCCTTTTGCAAATCAATCTTATGCTGCTAATGCTGTTATTGCCAAGCCATTAAAGATTTCTATGTTGATGAACTGCCCTGCCAATGTGAATGGTGGATATGTATCCAAAATGATTACCTTTACTGCGCTACAAGCTGCGCTTCAATCGCATATTCAACAAGGTGGCACTTTTATTGTAGCTACACCTTCTTATGTTTATTTGAATTGTATCCTTACTAATTTGACTGATGTATCAAGACCTGATAGCCAACAACCTCAAAATGCTTGGCAATTTGATTTTGTACAACCTTTGGTATCTCAAGCCCCTCAAAATACTCTAGGTGCATTGATGAATTCTTTTCAATCTGGTACACCATTAGCGAGTTAATATGTCAAATAATCTATGGTCTGGTGTCAATAGTGTTATTGGAAATAATAATTCCATTACAACCCCTTTATATGGTGGTTCTTTAAATACTCAGGGTGCAGCATCTACTTATTCTATAAGTCAAAATATTGCCCCAGTTGCAACCAATGTCATTCAATTTACCCCTGCAAATAATTCTAATTTTCAATTTCAAGCTACTTTTGATGGTGCTTCTTACAATGTAATTGTGACTTGGAATATTTTTGGGGAAAGATATTATGTCAATATTTATGATTTGAATAATACTTTAATTGTTGCATTGCCTTTAATTGGTTCTCCATTAAATTACAATATTTCATTAACTGCTGGTTACTTTACAACCCAATTAGTTTATAGAGTTGCAAACAATCAATTTGAGATTATCTAATGAGAAGGTATGAAATTAAGATTACCGATCAAGATGGGAATCCAAAGGTAATCAATGGGTCAGATGGAAAACCCATTTTTAATGGTACTTTTACCAGCTATGGCACTAATGGAAGTGTTTTTGGCGCATTTACAGGCACACAAAGCACCATTACAGGGGCTTTAAATGTTGAATGGGATTTGCCAGTTTCCACTTTTAATTCTCCTTTAGGGGGAGCATCTTTAAGAGTTTATGGTGTAGGGCTTCCTTTGTTGGCTCAAGCAGCCAATTTTAATCCTAGTGTTGATGGCACTAAATATTGCAATATTGTTATTTCTGGTGGAATGGCAAAGGGACTTCCTTTAGCTAATCCAGAGCAATATGGGGTTTTGATGACTTCTCGAATTCAACAAGCCTTTGGTAATTGGCAGGGAACTTCGCAAACTTTAGACTTTATTATGGTTTTGCCTACTGGCAGCAAAGAAACTCCATTGAACTTTAGTTTTAGTTGTGACAATAATGCTCCTTTAGCACCTGCAATTGAAAATACTTTAAAAAATGTATTTTCAAATGCCTCTGCTGTTAATATCAACATTAGTTCAAAATTAGTTTCTCCAGAACCCATTAAACAACAAAACTTTACTTTAGAAACATTTTCTAAATTTTTAAATGAAAGAAGTAGAAGTATTATTGGTGGAACTACTTATCCAGGTATTCAAGTGTCTTTTGTTGACAATATTATTAATGTCTATGATTACACCACTCCACCAACTTCTAAGCCTATACAAATTCAATTTACTGATTTAATTGGACAGCCCACTTGGATTGCGCCTTATACATTGACTTTTAAAACTGTCATGCGATATGACCTTAAAGTAGGGGGTCAAATCTTAATGCCACAACAATCGGCAACCAAAGGTCTTATTTTAACTTTACCTCAGACTCAGTCTCAATTTAAAACTACCTCAAATTTCAAGGGTACTTTTAATATTCAAAGTGTTAGACATATTGGAATATTTAGGCAGGGTGATGCAAATAGCTGGGTTACAGTAATACAAGCGTATGTACCACCAAATTCTACTACTTCAACCTTTGGAACTTTCCACGCATAATGTCCTCTATAGATCAAAAAATATCATTTGCCCAATCTATTAATCTTTTTGCAGATAGAAAGATTAATGATGCTTTGCAAGGATATAGTCAATCTTTTCCTTGTTATGTAACATCGGTCAATGGTTCTATTGTTACTGTCAAATTTGATGTCAATGTTCCAGATGGAATTACCCTTCCTGAAGTAACTTGCCCTGTAGCTGGATCAGAATACATTAGATACCCTATTCAGCCAGGCTGTAAGGGATATTGCATCCCTGCTGATGTCAGTCTTAGAAAGGCTTCTGGACTAGGTACTGGAACTCCTGATTTAAGCGATCCAGGCAATTTGACAGCTTTAGTATTTTTCCCTTTTGGTAATACCGCTTTTTTTGCGGTTAATGGCGAATACCTATTTATGTATGGGGAAACTGGAGTAGAAATAACTACTAAAAATCAAGATTGCAAACTGACTTTAACATCCACAGGAATTATAATTGACCTTAATGGTGGCAATTTAGTTGTCAATAATGGCAATACCACTATGAATGGAAATCTGACTGTCAATGGATTGATTACAGGTACAGATGGCTTTGCTATTAGCGGTGGATCAGGTGGAACTATGAGTGTTAATGGAAATATTGCGACTACTGGAACTATTACTAATAATGGTAAAAATATTGGCAGCACTCATGAACATAGCGGTGTTACAACTGGTTCTGGAAATACTGGAGCACCAATATGATTACACAAAAAAAATGGGAATTTGCTAATCATGGCTAGAACATATGGTCGAGTAAAGAATTCTGCTGGAGATTTAGTTTGGGTAGAAATACAGCAAGATGCTTCTGGCAACTTTGAGTATGGATATGCCACTACTCTTATTCAGGTACTTAAATTAAGCCTGGGAGAATCCCCTTTTTATGCAAACTATGGAATTCCTGCTCAAAGGTCAGTTATTCAGCAAGTTTTCCCTGATTATTATGTAACTGTCACTCAACAACAATTCTCTAACTTTTTTGCCAGTTTGACAATTACTAAGGCACAATTACCTACCCCTACATATAATGTAGATATAGTAACAACTCAAGGTACTAAAATTCAACAACAGGTGGCAGTATGACCATTACAACAGATGTAAATTCTTCAGGTTTACAACCAACCTCACCAACTACTCTGCAATCAGAGTTAATTGCTCTGGTTTCTGCAACAAATCCTGGTTATACAGCCAATCTACCAGGTTCTTTAATTGAAGATATTAGTTCTACCGATGTTGGTGCTTTAGCTTTAATAGACTCAGCCAGAGTCGATCTTTATAATAGTATTACACCTTATACTGCCAATTCTTATTTATTAAATCAATTAGGTCAAATTTATGGTGTACAACAAGGTATTGGGTCTAATACTTCAGTCTATGTAACTTTTTCTGGAAGCCCTGGATTTGTTATTTCTAAAGGATTTGTCGTATCTGATGGTTCTCATCAATATACAGTTCAAGATGGCGGTGTAATCGCTTCTACAGGACAAAGTGCTGAGTTATATTGTCTAGCTATTAATTCAGGCTCTTGGGCTGTTCCTGTTGGCACAGTAACCCAAATTATTACCTCAGTACCATCTGGTTTGACTTTATCTTGTACTAATCAAACCGCAGGTATTCCTGGTGCTTCAGCCCAACCATTAGAAAATTATCAAGCCCAAGTCATTCAAGCTGGTCTTGCTGTAGCTTCTGGTATGCCCACATTCTTAAAAACACAATTACAAAATGTTAATGGTGTTCAAGATAGATTAGTTGCGGTACGACAATCTGGCACAAATTGGGAAATTATTTGTGGTGGTGGTGATCCTTATGAAGTAGGAAATGCCATTTTTACTGGATTATTTGATATATCTAATATTGTAGGCTCTACCATTACCGCATTAAGCATTACTACTGGTACTAATGCGGTTATTAATACTGGTGCTTATTTTGGTGAATATTCTATAGGTGAAGTCATTACAGTTACAGGTGCTAGTCCAGCAGCTTTTAATACAACTTATACTGTAACTGCTATTTCTAATAATTTAGTTACAACAAGTGAAAATACATCTACATTTGGAACTTATACAAGTGGTGGTGTAGTTACTCCAAATTATAGAAATATTACTGTATCAATTAATGATTATCCTGATACTTACAATATTACTTTTGTAAACCCACCACAACAAGCTGTTTCTATTAGTCTTGTTTGGAATACAACATCTACTAACTATGTGTCTCCAACTGCGGTGGCGCAATTAGGTCAACCAGCTATTGCTGCTTATATTAATAGCATTTATGTAGGTCAACCAATCAATATTTTTGAATTGCAAAATGTCTTTCAACAAGCAATTTCCAGCATTATTCCACCTACATTGTTGTCTAGAATGGTGTTTACAGTAGCTATTAATGGTGTTGATGTGTCTCCAGAATCAGGCACAGGTTTAATTATTGGCGATCCTGAAGGTTATTTTGAAACTAATATTCAATCTATAGCAATCACTCAGGGATAATATGCTTACCCAAATTATTCCTAGTTATTTATATCAGCAATACTATGATGATTCTGATCTTCAGGCTTTTGTATCTGCTTATAATACTTTAGCCCAAGAATACTTAGATTGGTTTAATAATTTAAACCTTCCAATCTATACAAAACAATCTGGGGCTTCTTTGGATTGGGTAGCCCAAGGAATTTATGGTTTAACTAGACCAGTTCTTCCTGAAGGTGGATATACCAATAAAGGTGTTTATAACACCGATTATTTAAACACTTTGCCATTTAATCAAAATGTCAAAATTGCACCTAGCAATTTTTATGTTACTACTGATGATATTTTTCAAAGATGTATTACTTGGAATTTTTATAAAGGCGATGGTTATCAATTTAATACTACTTGGCTAAAAAGAAGAATTGCTCGATTTTTGGCAGGAGTCAATGGTATTGATCCATCATTGGGTGAAACTTATCAAATTAGCGTAACTTTTGCTTCAAATAATGTTGTCAATATTCATATTTATTCAGGAGTAAATATTAAAAAAGGTGGTTCTTTATTGGATACTTTTGAATTTAATGAAGTACCTTTAAATGCAGAATCCACATTTACTCCTTTAATTCCCACTACACTTGCTCCAATTTTGCAATCAGGCATAAATGCAGGTGTTTTACAAGTGCCTTTCCAGTATACTTTCAATGTAACCTATTAAGAGATTTGCTATGACAATCTTACTTTTTGCCAATAATGCTAAATCATTTTTAGCATCTGCTATTTCCAGCACAACCACTACCGCTACTTTGGCTTCTGGTACAGGTTCACTATTCCCAAGCCCAACCACAGGTCAAGGTTTTAAAATGACCTTTGTGGATGCTGCTACAGGTCTTTTGAATGAAATTGTTTTAGTAACTGCTAGATCAGGCGATACTATTACAATAGTTCGTGGTCAAGAAGGAACAACCCCTCAATCTTGGTTAGCAAATGATTTGGCAGGAATGTATTTTACGGCTGGAACTATTAATAATAATATCCAGTTAGATCAATATCAAATTGGTACTTATGATACTGCTATTGCTACTGGTTCTGCCAATGCTTTATCAGCAACCATTCCTTCCAATTTAAGCTATATTCCAACAAATTTTACCTTTACTTTGCAAGCTGCTTATGCAAATACTGGTGCTGCAACTTTAAATCTAACTATTGGATCAACTGCCACAGGTATTTATCCAATTGTTAAATCTAATAATCAACCTTTAATTGCAGGTGATATTGCCAATGCTGGCTATCCAATGTGGTTGGCTTGGAGTCCTGTTTATTCTGCTTATGTGTTAATGAATCCAGGCACAGGAGAATCTACCGCATTAAGCCCTGCACAGCTTCAAGAGCAAGTTTATACCTATGGTGTAGCTACAGGTGGTTCAGATACTATTGCAGTAACCATTCCATCTAGTTTGACATCTTTATCAGATGGTTTATTTTTAACTTTTAAAGCTGCCTATGCCAATGGCACTTCAACCCCAAATTTAACCTTAACTTTAGGCTCAACTGTAACTGCTACTACTACTATTGTTAAAGGTAATAATTTGCCTTTATCTGCTGGCGATATTGCAGGTGCAGGTTTTGTTTGTTATGTTGTTTATAGCGCATCTTTAAATAAATGGGTTTTATTAAATCCATACCCAAATTTTAATACTTTGGGAACTATGGCTTTTGAAAATTCTAATTCAGTTAGCATTACTGGTGGTTCAATTTCTGGTCTTTCTCCTGCTTTGCCAGTAGCTTCAGGCGGTACTGGTTTAAGTTCTTTGGTGGCAAATTCAGTTTTGGTGGGAAATGGAACATCGGCAATTAATGGTGTTGCCCCATCAAATGTGGGAAATGTACTTACATCTAATGGCACAAATTGGATTTCTCAAGCACCTGTGGTTATTTCTGGATTAGGATTTAATGGAACTCAATGGAATAATGTAACTGGATCAAGAAGTTTTAATACAACATATACCAACTCAAAAAGTTACCCAATTGCGGTTTCAGCAACTGCTACTTGCTCTGTAACTTCTACTATTCAAGCCTATGTCAATGGAATGCTAATTGCTTGGTATCAATGGCAGTTTAATGGATGCGGTTCTTATGGCGGTACATTTATTATTGTTCCACCTGGCGCAACCTATCAACTAAATTCTGGTCAAGGTGTTTATAACTGGGTCGAGTTGTACTAAGGACAAATTATGGAAATGAATCACTATAAAGACAAAGATGGCAATCTATATGGATTTGCTGCTGATGGATCGCAAAATCATTTAATTGATAAGCGAAAACATAAACTTATTACCAAACAAGAAGCAGATCAATTAGGTCAAGCATCATTTAAACCAATAATGATTGGTAATGAAGATTATTATCGTCAACGCATTATGAATTATCCAGAAATAGGTGAATTTTTGGATGCTTGGGTTAAAAAAGATGAAGTTGCATTAGAAGAATATAGAAAAAAATGTTTAGCTGTTAAAGCACAATTTCCAAAACCTGAAGGATTTTAATTATGTCATATAACTATGGTAGCCCAATTACAGGCACTCTTACTGGAACAACTGCGGTTGTCAATGTTCCCAATGTTGTTTATCCAGCTTCACTTGTATTGAATTCAAGCAATGGTAGCAGAGCCATTCAATTTTCTTTTGATGGTGGAGCAACTTATTACGCAGCAGTTACACCAACTTATACCGAAACTTCACAGATTGTTTATGTCTTGAACTTTCCTGTAACAACTGTTAAATTTACAGGTGCAGCAGCCGACACTTATAGAATCTTGTAAAGGGAGTTTGTATGACCATTCTGCTCTTTGCTAATAATGCACAGTCTACTTTAGCTTCACCTATTTCTGCATCTGCAACCAGTTGCACATTAGCATCTGGTACTGGGTCTAAGTTCCCCAATCCCACTACTGGTCAAGCATTTAAAATGACCTTTACTGATGCTGCTACTGGTTTTTTGGATGAAATTGTTCTTTGTACCGCCAGGTCTGCTGATGTCTGCACTATTGTTCGTGGTCAAGAAGGAACTACAGCACTTTCTTGGTTGGCAGGGGATTTGGCATCAAATTACTTTACTGCTGGAGCAGCTAGTTCTTTTCAACAAACTGGTAATGCTTTGCCACCGACAGTAACTACAGTTACTAATGCTTTTTATAGTCAGACTACTAGCGATACTACTTTAATTATTAATACTTCATTTTCAGTAGTATTAACTCTTTTAAATGCGGCATCTTATTATGGTAATACTCTTTGGATTAAAAACCCTAATGGAGTAACCATTACTAGCGCATCTTCTAATGTAGTGCCTTCTGGTACAACATCCGCAGGTACAGCTATTTTAGAAGCAGTTGTTGGCACTTCTTGTTTATTGCAATCCGATGGTACATATTGGAATGTAATTTCTACATCTTTTCAACCAAGTGGATTCTAAATGGGCATCCTATTATTTGCTAATCAGGCACAGACAACTCTTGCTTTACCTGTAGCAAGTACTGATACCACCATTTATGTCGCTGCTGGAACTGGAGCATATTTTCCTGCTCCTTCAGCAAATCAGTCAGTAACTCTTACCCTTGTTAACTCTACCAACAATTTAATTGTTGAGATTATTTCTTGCACCCATATTGTTGGCGATGCGCTGACAGTAGTTCGAGGTCAAGAAGGGACTATTCCTAGAGCCTGGCAGCGAGGTGACTTTGTAACTAATTTGATGACTGCTGGTACTGCAAGTGCCTTTACTCAAATTTATGGCATGAATAATGCCTTGTATTCTCCGCACTTTGCCAATACTCTTACCAACTCTGGACAAGTTACTGCTGTCCCTATCAATCCTACAGACCTGGTTAATAAGCAATATGCTGATTCCATTTCTACAGGCGCAGCAAAATATGAATGTCAATGTGCCACTACTGGCAATATTACCCTTTCTGGGCTACAAACTATTGATGGATATACCACTTTAGCTGGTGATCGAGTTGTAGTCAGGGCGCAAGATAATGCTGCTTACAATGGTATTTGGGTTGCTTCTACAACTGCTTGGGCTAGAGCAGCCGACATGGAAGCCTGGGTACAAATACCAGGTGCAACTACTTTTGTACAAAATGGCACTTTATATGCCAAAACTGGTTGGGTAGCCATTGTCCCTGAAATTGGCACAATTGATGTCACTCCTATTACTTGGACACAAATTTCTGGTCAAGGCACTTATAGTGCTGGTACAGGGTTAACCCTTACTGGTACACAATTTAGTATTACCAATACTGGTGTTACCGCAGGGTCTTATGGTACTGCTTCTTATGTGCCAGCTTTATTTTTAAATGCTCAAGGTCAAATTACTAGCGCAACCAATACACCAATTAGTATTGCACCAAGTCAAATTAATGCGACTATCCCAAATTCAGGTTTAACCAATTCATCTATTACTATTGGGTCAACAAGTGTTTCATTAGGGTCTACCCTAACTACTTTGGTTGGCACTTCAATTAGTGGTTCTACCAATACTTTAACTGCAATTCCTAATAGTGCATTAGTCAATAATTCAATCACTATCAATGGCAATGCAGTTGCATTGGGTGGCAGCACTACTGTCACCGCAGTTACACCTTATGCTTTGACTATCGGCACAGGTCTATCTGGTGGATCATTTAATGGCTCTAGCGCAGTTACTATTGCTCTGGCTAATACCGCAGTTACCGCAGGTTCTTATGGTTCTGCTGGCTCTGTAGCAACTTTTACTGTCAATGTCCAGGGTCAACTTACCGCAGCCAATACAACCTCTATTGCTATTAGCAATACTCAGGTATCTGGTTTAGGCACTATGTCTACCCAAAATGCCAATAATGTGGCTATAACTGGTGGAACAATTCAAGGTGTAGGACTAACTATAGATAGTTTAGATAATACCCCTATAGGCTCTACAACTCCTTCTACAGCTAAATTTACAACTTTATCTGCCAATAGTACTGTCACTTTAGGAAACTATACTGGCTATGTTTATGCCAATGGTACTGGTGCAATTACCGCATCTACAACCATTCCTGTAAGTGCATTAACTGGAATTTTACCTATTGCCAATGGCGGTACTGGATTAAGTGCAACTCCTACCAATGGTCAAATTGATATTGGTAATGGAACTGGCTTTACTAGAACAAATTTAACTGCTGGAACTGGTATTTCAATTACCAATGGCGCAGGATCAATCACTATTGCAGTTGATGGAAGTGGTGAAGTAACTTCATTTAAAACTACTTTATCAGGATTAACACCCAGTACCGCAACTGGTGGAAATATTGTTTTAGCTGGAACTTTGGGAGCAGCTTCAGGTGGTACTGGTGCTACTACATTGACAGGCTATGTGTATGGAAATGGTACTGGAGCAATGACCGCTTCTACTACTATTCCAACTACTGCTTTAAGTGGAACTATCACTAATGCTCAACTATCTAATAGTTCAATTACCTACAATGGTGTGACAGTATCTTTAGGTGGCTCTGGAACAATTACCGCCAATACCACCAATTCGCTAACCTTTAATACAAGTGGTACTGGCGATGCTTCTCCAGTAGTATTTAATGGTTCGACTGCTCATACTATTTCTTATAACTCAATTGGGGCTTCTCCTTTGGCTGGATCAACCAGCTTAACTACTACTGGAACTATCACTATAGGTACTTGGTCTGGTCTTTTCGGTGCGGTTTCAGGCGCAAATTTAACCAATTTAACTGCTGGTAATCTTACTGGCACTATTCCTTCGACAGTTTTAGGAAATTCGACTGTCTATATTGGAACAACCGCAATAGCTTTAAATCGTGCTTCTGCAACTTTGGCTTTAACTGGAATTACCATACCGACTCTAACTATTGGAACTGGTCTTTCTGGAACTTCCTATAATGGTTCTACTGCTACCACCATTGCTTTAGCAAATACCGCAGTCACCGCAGGAAGTTATGGTTCAGCTTCAAATACCTTGGAAGCAACTGTCAATGGTCAAGGGCAATTAACTGCCCTTAGTTCAGTAGCAATTAGCATTGCTCCAAGCCAAATTAATGCCACTATTCCTAATTCTGGATTAACAAACTCTAGTATCACCATTAATGGTAATGCGGTTAGTCTTGGCGGTTCTACTACAGTCACCGCAAACACCCCTAATGCCCTTACGATTGGCACAGGTCTTTCTGGAACAAGTTTTAATGGATCATCCCCAGTAACAATTGCCATTTCTAATTCTGGTGTTACTTCTGGAACTTATGGTAATGCTTCCACCATTCCAGTTATTACTGTCAACAGTCAAGGTCAAATTACTTCAGTAAGCACTCAGCCTACCAATGCTCCTGCTTATCAAGGAACATGGAATGCTTCAACTAATAACCCAACTTTGACTTCTTCGGTTGGAACTCAAGGTTATTACTATGTAGTTTCTACTGCTGGTAATACTACTTTAAATGGTGTTTCCGATTGGAATATTGGCGATTGGGCAATATTTAGTGGTGGTGCATGGGAAAAAATACCTGGATCAAATACAGAATCGTTCACCAATTTAACCACTACCAATTTGGCGGTTACTGGTCTTACTGGCTATATGTATGCCAATAACACTACTGGTAATGTAACTGCTTCAACCACAATTCCAACTACTGCATTAAGCGGAACAATTACTAATGCTCAATTAGCGAATTCAACCATATCAGGGATTTCCCTAGGTAGCAACTTGGCTACATTGACTATTGGAACAAGCCTTTCTGGTACTTCATACAATGGTGGAAGTGCAGTAACTATTGCCCTGGCATCTAGCGGTGTTACTGCTGGTTCTTATGGATCGGCTAGTACTGTACCGACTTATACAGTTAATGCTCAAGGTCAACTTACAGCAGCTTCCAACACGACTATTTCTATTGCTCCTAGTCAGATTAATGCAACCATTCCGAATAGTGGATTGACCAATAGTTCAATCACTATTAATGGAAATGCGGTCAGTTTAGGTGGATCAACTACTGTAACTGCTGATACCCCAAATGCTTTAACCATTGGAACTGGATTATCTGGAACATCTTTTAATGGTAGTTCTCCAGTAACCATTTCTATTTCAAATACTACTGTAACTTCTGGAAGTTATGGATCAGCCACTCAATCTGGC